GAAACTAACTCGTTTGATTATCCCATTTTAAACCGATTTCACTTTAAAGATACAAACAAAGTATTTCGTAAAGTGGAAAGTTTTAAAGTTCAGTACAATAGAAGATTTAGAAATATATCTTTTAACGTACCATCTTTAAAACTAGCCGAGCCGTTAAGGTTTAGACGTGTTCGGGCAATAAGAACGAGGGATATCCCGAGTTCTTTAAATCAACCAACCAATAGAGAGGTCAACCATGACACAAACAACTAAAAGCAAAACAACCTTTGACACATCTAAAGGTTATAAAAGAACGAAGACAATAACGTACACATTAACCGAGTTCGTTCGACCATTAAAAAAAAAGCAGGTGCAGATGTCTTTCCCGTTTCCTGAAGAAACTAAAAAAGACACCGATCAACCCGTTATCTCAATCTCTAAAATAAGAGATAACCAACCGATCACTGAAAGTCAGTAAAGGCTACCTGTAGTTAAGACTTGTCGATTATGTCCAAAGTTCTCGACAAGTCTTAACGAGTTCCGAAAAAAAACAGATACACCCCGTCACTTAAACAACCCCAACCAAAAACCCGATCAACTCGTTTAGTAATCGCAACAATGGATATTTAGTCCTTTGTGTAGTTTGTTGTCGTTATTCAGCTTTTTAATTGTCTATTTTAAAATACAACTTTGACGTGTATCGGGGGTTTTTCGATAGTGAATGTAACCGAGATACCCTTTCAGATTTTTTCAACAAAACAAAAGGCTTGACAATGTTGCAATTGTGCAACTAACGAGTAGTATCATTCGTTAACTAACTACGCCAATACTAGCTTTTTAGCTAATCTTTGAGATTGCGGTAGTCTTCTGAACCAACGCACACAAGATATAGTTCTTCAGCATGTATACACAGTGAGATAACACAATGATATTATCTAATAGATATAATACTACAACTAATACTATAGATATAATACTATAGTTACTCTAATCAGAATAATCGTAGTAGTTGTAGACCTGATTGTCTCAAATCCAAGTGTTGCCTTTTGGCTTATTACCTAAAGTTCCATCTAGAAATCTCTCTAGGTCTTGCTTTAGTAAATGCTCTCTGTGATCCTGTAGTTGCGTCTCGCTGTCTACTGCCATCTGTTCAACCCAATAAGCTACAGCTATAGACAAAGCATCTAGTCGGTCATCATTTCGTAGAGCTCCCCTATCTTTAGTTATTCTAGTCATTTGGTAAAACAACTGATAATTAGGATCTTTAGTATCAAAGTCTTTTCTTATGAGCTGTGGACTTACAACCAACTTATGTTGGTTCATCACAGGTTCTAAAGTGTCAATGATCCTTAACTCTTTCTGTTTAGTATGATTAACTTCTTCTATAGTCACAGGATAATACCTTTGGACTACAGGTTTTAATAATTGTGTAAACATACCATCACCAAAGTTACTCTCAACAATAATCATGTTAACTTTGGTATCTCTAGCTAGTGTTGCAATCTTAGTTAGATTGACTTCTGTGTACCCACCACTTAACCCCGTACATTCCTGTACAAATAGATTACCACCTAGCTGTTTTACTATGGCAATCGCCAATTCATCTTGACCACGACCCGCAGGATCAATTGACATTACAGATCCTTTGAAGTCTCCAAAATCTTCTGACTTAAACATGGGTTTGTAGTATTTATCCCCAGTAAATCCTACGCTTGGTAAATCCTCACAAGTATATTCAGGACTACCTGCCCAAGCGATCTTAACAGGGGCTACATCATTATTTATATCCATTACTACTAAATCACTTAACTTCAGTGGGTATCTTTCTTTATCTGATAAAGTAGTATCAAGCATAAACTGTAGGGCAAAACCACTACGGCCATAACTTGCTTCTCTTTCTTTTAGTTCCAGATCATCAAACCTTTCTGGATCTATTGGTTCTAATTCTTTAAAGTCTCCATCTTTTATAAAAGGTGCTAACTTATTTTCGTATCTATATACTTTTGTGCTTTCGGGATTTCTAGCTGTCCATATACGAGTTTCATAACCTCTTGCAGGTAAGTCGTTGTATACTGACATGTCTGATTGTGGTGTACCCAAGAATACAATTTTACCATTAGGAGATAACACAGCTTCAAACTCTTTGACATTATCTGTTAGCTTGTCTCTCATACTTTGAGTTAAACTATTGTTTAAACTTTCGCAGTCATCAGAGATTATAAAGTCAGCTCTAGATCCTGTAAGTTGTCCTGTGATACCGACAGATTTAACTGACGGAGAATGAGCTGCTTTTGCAGGGGCAACATCAAAGGACACATTACTTCCCCTTTGGTCTGATCTAGGAGTTAAGTGCTTTAGTATATCCATCTCAGTAATTAGTCTTTTGGTAAATGTACTAAAGTCATCTGCTCTAGTCTTTGAAGCAGATACCACTAGAAACTTTAAATCAGGGTTTCTAAGTAAATTCCAACATACAAAGGCACTACAGATCCAAGACTTACCGACACCCCTAAAGGCTTGTATAACTGCTCGTCTAGGTGCATTCTGTAAATAGTCGGCAATATCAAATTGCACTTTTGTTGGACTTGGAAGATTTAAGTGTTTCCAAGCGATATACAGGAAGTTCCTGAAATCATGGGTTATTTCTTTCATAATATACCCTTTAAACGCCACTAGAGGCGTGTATATGAGTCTTTATTGCTTTACGTCTCCTTTACCTCGTATCACATCAGAGAGCTTAAATGGGAGCTCCTCTGCTAGTTTTCCTATAGAGTTAGTCTCTGTAGGGGCACAATCTATGTTATTATCTTTTAAAAACTGACGTGCCACATTAAGATCAGAGGCTTTTACCTCTGGATCTCTAATTCTTTCTAATAGTGTATCAGTAAGTTTGTTGTGTAAATCTGATAACTTTTTTTCTGTTTCTTTACTCATAATTTAACATTTCCATTTTCTTAAAGCTAATGCCTTTCTAGTTGGTCTTCCTTTACTATCTTTCATTGGCCCTTTTACTCCGCCCATACGAGCACAGAAAGATCGTCTACGGCCAGCCGCTTTAGATCCTTTTTTTACTTTTCCTGTGACGGGAGCTTTTAGATTATGACCTTTAGCTTTGTAGTAAGCTCTACCTTTTGCATTCAATCCACCACTAGGGTTTTGATGTGCTTTTAAAGTCATTATTCTAATATTAATTTCTTGATTGATTTACTTCCATCTATGTTAGACTCAAGTTCAGCCATCGACTTTATGCACTGGTACTGAATATTATTATTTTTATTTGATCTCATTGCAACCCTTTTGCCTTTCAAACATTCAGACATAGTTTCTTGTATTCTATGTTCCTTGATCTCTCCGTTGACAATCATAAGAAGGGCTATAATTAATTCCATTAATGACTCCCATTTGCTCTAACTTTATCTTTTAATATTTCAATATCAGTTAATGCTTTATCTAATTGTTCTCTTAAAAATTCTATATTGACTTTGTTAGTCATGTTCATTTCTTGAGTTTCTTCCATTTTCTCTACAGATTTATAAAGATCCTCAATTAAAAAATGTTGCTCCTGATCCGTAGGGACTTGCTCGGACTTTTTAAGCAAATCATTTTCAAATAATTCTCTTGATGTTTCAAGACTTGTTAATCTAGCAGTTAAATCTGACCAAGCGAGTACGCCAATAATAACGCCCCCGATGATTGCCAACATGTTCTTGATTGGCATTGACAGGCTTGTGTTCTCATTGATTTTCATTACTCACACTCACAACCAAAATCTTTTCCGCATTTTGGACATTCGGTACTTTTTAATTTTTTAGGTTTTGGAAATGGAAAAGTCCAAAGGTCTTCTACCTTTTGACATTGTTTGTCCCACCAACCAAAAAACCAATAACAAAATTTATCAATCACACTATTATTGCAACCAGTAGAGCAACACTTATAATAATTACAAAAACTTTGTGCTCATTCCATAAATGTTTCAAATTATATTTAATCATTTGTTTCATATTATTATTTTTTTCCTCCCTTAAATATTTGTGTGCCTTTAATTCCATATATGCTCGCAACGACAAGGATCCACAAATTTGTGAACCATGACGGGAGCTGTTGGAAATGCTCAAAAAATACTTTTATTTTTTCCATAGCTTGAGCATCATCTGAAAATACTCCGTATGCGAGTACCAAAATGGGCAACGTGAGAATTATCAAAACGGCCTCGTCCTTGTAATCTGATTGTCGGGCTTCTAGCAATTTTCCTTGATAAGCTTCCTCACCTCGAGCTTGACGCTCTGCGTGTAATAATTGAGCATCAGACATTGCAATTTTTGCTTTTTGTTTGTTAGCGTATATTTTACTGCCAGCATTAATTGCTAATTTTATTGCACTAAGCCACACGATATTTACCTCTGTTTAATTTTTTTGATGTTATTCTTAAATTTGATCTAGAGTTATTTCTTGGGTTTTTATCTCTATGATCTATGTCTCTACCATCGCCTTTAGACACAGCACCTAAAGCCATTAACTTACGTCTTGCTCTATTCCTAGAAGCTCTATCTAATTTTGACTTTGTAGAAGATTGATACTTTCTATATTCTTTTTTATAGTTTCTATTAGCCATATTTCTTTTTAGGGAAACCTGCTTTCATTCTTGCGTACGCTTTTTTTGTAATTGTACTTTTAGACTTAGGTCTTGAAGTACCTGCACGTTTTCTAGCGTTAATGTTTGCATAAAGTCCACGTTTTGCCATTTAACTCTCCTTTGTTTCTAAAGTTTTACAGTGAAATCTAAAATAGATTTTAAGTTTATTTGTTTGTTCTACACCTATTTCTTCAGTTTGTTTTGCACTCTCTGAATATCCTCTCATCATACAATCATAATGATTATCTAATACTGCTACTTGATATGGTGGCATACATTGATTTGCTGTAGCAGAGCATAAATACATTAATAAAACTAATTTCATTTTTTGTGTCCTCTACGTTTATGTTTGTTCATAGAAGACCATTTAATTCGACTTGGGTTTTTTGATATTGAAGTTTTTTTAAATTTGCTTCTTGTTTCGTGTTCTTCTTTATTTAAAAGAGAAGATTTCTTTTTAGCCATTCCACTTAAAGAAACCTACTAACCCTATTATTAATGTACCTAAAAATACAAGTACACTTATTGCACCTTTGCCTTTTGAAACATCTGTTCTTAATAATTTAACTTCTTTTTTAAGTTCATTAATACTTTCATTTAAAGATTTCATTCGTTCAGCACAAAGTTTCTCATGTGATGAAAGTCTTACACC